CTGACATGTTGATCAGTTGTTCCCTGATGTCTTCCGCTATGGTCTCTCTCGCACTCATCGTTATCTAACGAGTCGATTGAAGTGTGTAGCCTGTTTCTCTGAATTTTCTATGGTACCACTTGAATCGAAATCGTATTCTACTCCATCTTTTAAAATTTCTTGGAATTCTGTTGCAAACTTTTCTTTGTAGTGCACCATCTTCTCCCTGAACACATCTCCATCTGGAGAGAACGTTGAAAGACGAGGCATCACGAACTCCGCCAGTGTGTAGTACACAGCGGCCCTTGTGAATTGACTGTAGGTCAACAGGTTGTTGTCCATCTCTGTGTATGTGCCTGTCGTTATGTCGTATCTTCCATAGGTAGCTCTGGGCCACCACTCTGATCTCAATTTTCTCAAGATGTCTGTGGTCGTTTTGACGTGTAGGTCTGCGAATGATTGTATGCCGAAGTTTTGGATGTCCGGCTCGTATTCAAGTAAGTCTGAGTCTGTGCTCATGTTGGCCATTTGAGTCCTCCTGTAATGGTTCTGTCCAGTCCTTCTGAACAATGTTATTTATTGCGTTGTGATCTTGATATTAATAACACATAAAAGAAAAGGGCCCGAAGGCCCTTTCCCAATTAACCTAGAGGGTTAGTAGATTATTAGTCTACTAAACTCTCTGATTTGATTCTGCAACCGTATTGCTCTTTGATGATAGAGTTACCTCTAGCCGTAGTAGCAACGTACTCAGTGCTTCTTAATGAAGCGTCATATTGCTCTCTTACAACGATTGGTCTCTTAACAACGTGTGCCATCGCCATTGGTGAGAATACACCACCAATTGAATCGTTAGCAGAGTCAACGTCTACCGCAGTAGTCATGAACAACTTAACGTTGTAGATCCTACCTAGGTAAGCAGATGAAGATAATAAAGAATTACCCGCGTTTGATAAAGCAGTCGCTCCACCTGATTGGTAACCAGATGCAGTTAAAACTTTAGCAACATTGTGGATAGCCGCTGGAGCGAACACACCAAAGTAATCTCCGTCAGCATCAGTTGGAGCGTTTTGGGCTCTTAACTTGTATACTGCCTGTAAGATTAAATCTGGAGTAAGGTCTGCGCCACCTGTTCCTAATCTGTTTGTTGTGAAAGAATCGAACTGATCGAAAACGTCAGCGTCAACTTTCTCACCAATTGCCGCGCCAAGTATCTGACCCACTGATTGAGCAACGTTGTCAGTTGAACTCTCTCTTAAAAGGTCAGTAAGGTCAGCTCTAACACCAATCTCTGATGCTGTAACTGTAACTGACGCTGGGTTAACACTTGTCTGTGCCGTGATGTCTGTGCCTTCAGTTAGACCTGAAGCAGACACTGTTGGGTATACAGGGATCTGTGCTGTTAAGCCAGGTGTTCCTGTCATGTCATACACTGTGACCAAGTTAGCGGCGATTGATCTCTCTGCGGCAGTGAACTGTGCAGATTGAAGAATGTTCGATAACAAAGCACCGTGCGTACTTGTAGTATTGATAGCCATTGTGCTATTCTCCTTTGTTGTTTAATTTAGAAGAACTTTGCTCGGGGTGATTGCTTGGCAATCATCTCCTTGTAAATCCTTCTCTGTTCTGGATCATTCATGTCCAGTTTGGAGACGTCTACTTCCTGCACTGATTTAGCGTTGGTGTTTGATGTTGCGCCTGATCCACTAGGTCCGGCTTGGACGAAATGCGTGTTCTGTGATAGGAACTCCTGAATAAATTGATCAGGTTGCATCAGTTCTCCAGATTCAGTGTATCTTGGTGCGCCATTGTCTCCAATGACTTCAACATCACCAGTGTCGTTCAATCTGACCTTGTCCTTCACAAGTCTCACGACCTGTTCTGGGTTTATGGCCTTGTGTTTGGAAGCACTGTTCAACAATGCACCATCCACCTTGACTGAGTTCAACTGTGAACGAAGTTGTTGGATATCTTGGTCCTTCTTTTCAGCGGTCTCCTTCAATATCTTTTCAAACTCGCCTCGCTTCTTCTGTTCTTCCAGTTTCATTGCTTCTTCCTTCTGAACAAGATCACGATAATGTTGTACATCAACGTCTTCGAATTTTTTCAACACGTTAGCCTCTGTCTTCTTACGGACTGATGCCATGGCGTTGTTGAATTCGTCAGCAGTGTAGGTTTTTGACACCTCTGTCTCCGGAGTTGGTTGTTTAGAGTCGTTTGCGTTGGCCTCCGTGGCCTCCTCAACTTTGACTTCTGTCGCTTTTGAATCTGACATAAGATTTCCTCCTTGGGAGTTGTGTTGTTATTTAACGATTATTTACAAGAATTAACTCGTATGATTATATTTCTAATAGAATTGCTCTAAATCTTCCACGCCCCAGGCCTCGTACCAACCTGACCTACGCAATTTTGATTGTGCGTCTTTGAGCCTGTCAATGGGTTGTATCATCACCAAAGGTTTTCTCTTGTAACTGAAACTGACACCCTGGTGCAGTCCCTTGTTGTCTGGGTGATCGTACATCACCGCCATGTGTAGTTTGTTGTCGTGTGCCTGTTTGCAGATGGTGGCCAATCTCTGTTCGCTTATCTTGTAATCAATGTAAAGCACCACGATATCAAGCCTAAAAATAGGAACCATATGGCAACAATGGATAATGTGCTCCAGTAGATCAACTTTTGCCTTCGTGATCTGGATCGTTTTATCTTGTAAAGTCTTTTTTGCAAACGGACAGATTGCCTTTCCAGTCTTCTTATGGATTTTAGCAACCTGTCCTCTAATCCAGTTCTCAATTAATTTACTTTCTTCTGCCACCTTTTTTGTTCTTCTTTTTAGATGTCATTGGTTTTCTTCTTCCGCTCGCTCTAGCCATTGTTTTGCTCCTCCGGGTTGTCAGTCGATTGGTCAGCAGTGCTGACGCCGTCGATGTTGTTATGATAGGCATTCAGTCTCCTCTCATCCTGTGTGTACAGTTCCAGCAGTTCTATCTTCCTGCGGTGTACCAAATATTTAAGTCGTTGCAACGCCTTCCTGGCGTGGAAAGCACCCTGTTGGCTCTGTCGCTCTATGCAGTTCTTGTTGTGTAGTCTGTATTCATCGAACACTGCCTCGAGGGCACGTGATGTGGCTGTCTCGATGGCACGTCCATCTAGTTTTCCTTTGTAGGGCATTAGTCCTGTCCTTGTGGTTCTACTGGTGAGAAATGGATCGAGTGCCACGGTGCTGTGTTGCCGTGTGCGTTCTTGTATGTCTCACCCGTCTGCACTGACTGTGCGGCCATGAACTCCCTGGTGCCATTGCCGTGCCTCTTCTTCTGCACCACCTTACAGGGCCTCCATTCTTGTCCCCGTGCGTAGTATCGGGTATGGTTGGTCTTCTGTCCCTTTGATGTCTTTACACCTGCCATCCTGATCTACCTCCATGCTTTTAGGCTCCAGTATGCTGGACTCAATGATTTCTGTCCCTTTACTGCTCGCAGTATCGGTGTGAATCTTGCTATGAAACTTTTCTGTCTCGCTGGGTTGTTCTTCTTGATTGACATGCCACGCTGTCCAAATCTAACCAAGTTAACGTTGCCGGTCTTCTGGTTCCTCACATACACCGCACTCTTCTTGGGACCGCTGGGTGTCCTGAATGGCCTGTTGAGTGTTACCGTCCTACCCTGGTACTTGGCCATCGTTGTCACCTGTGTTCAACAATGCTTGTTTGGCCGCTGTGATGTCCGCTTGATCTATCTCAGGGTGTAGGTCCAACATCTGTTGATCCGTGTAGCCTTGCATTATCATATCTTGGATGTGTTTGGTCCTGGTCGCTGGTGTGGTCACTGGGTGTGACATCTCTAATTTGTTTTGATTCATCTGCTCAAGTTCCATTGGGTCCTTGGCCAGTATCTCTTTTATCTTCTGATCTATGACCGCTTTGACGTCCGGTGAAGCGTTCAATATGTCCCTCGTGGTCCTTGCCGCTTTCTCCAACACGTCCATGTCAAGGTTCTTGTCCCTGATGTGGAAAGCCATTGGGTATTCTATCTCGCCATCCCAATCTATGCCCAACCACTTGCCGAACAGTCTGAACAACTGCTCTTCAGCGAGTTCTAGGTTCTTGGCCTTCTCTGTTAGTTTGGCGTCAAGCATTGAATATTCTGTGATCATTGCGATACCTGACTGCTGTCTGGTCTGTGCCTGTCTGATGCCTGACATACACGCCATCCTGTCTATGGCCGTAAGTTTCTCGTCTATGGATTTCAATATGGCCTCAACGCTCTGACCCGTGGGCTGGAGCAGGTATGGTTTAAGATTTGGATCCATCTCGTTGGGTATGGTGATTATGGCACCTGGTCCCGCCGCGGCGTCAACCTCTGGTGTCTTCACAAGACTAGGTGATGTTGATAATTTTATGGTCTCGTTGATCTCACTCAACTCGTTGAATATGCTGTTAGAAAGATCTGATATGTCGCCCACGTCAGAAACACCAACACCCCTCACGGGTGATCTGTTGGCATACACCCAAACAGCAGGTATCACACCCAACTCGTTTGGCATCTGTTCCATTATCTCTGTGTTCTCTTTCTCTGTGTTGTATTCGCTCAATGTGATGGTGTCCTTGGTGAACTCCCTCACGTAGTACCTCGCATTCATACCATACGCTTTCTGTTCCACTTCAAGCAGTTTGAGGTATGTCAGGTCATAGTAGCCTGATGGTTGTCTGGTGTATTCCCAGTCCAACACGTTCTCTGGTGTGAATATGCTGGCATACTGTCTTATGCCCTGTTGTAGTTCTTCCGCCCTGGTCCTTGCGTTTGACTGTGGCTTGTCTAACAATATTACGCAGTGTCCAAACACCGTGCTCCAGGTGTTGACGTCACGCATGAAACTTTCAAAACTCCTGCCCTCTAGGTCAGTGTCCTTGAGGAAGTTTCTTAATTCTGGTGTGTCCTTGATGTTGCCGTATTCCCTCTTGACGGGTTGCCTGTAAAGGAAGGAATTGTAAATGTTCACGATCGACTTCACTTCATTCATGTAAGGTGTGGCCGCCACCCTCCTGAAGTATTCTGAATCTGATTCGTATTGGTACTTGGTCAGGTACTCGCCCATCTTCATCTCGTATGATCCCAGGTATGATGCCCTCAGGAATTCCCATCTCTTGAAGTGTGTTAGGTATTCGGGGTGAACACCAAGTGCCGTGTAGTGGGCACTGATCCTGTTGGGATCTTGATTGACTGAAAAATTGCTTATCGTGGCCATTATATTCTAACCTTCCATGTTTTGTGTTGTTCTGTTGGTTCGTAGTCCCTAGTGATAGGGAACAGGAATGATGTGGCATATCCCAATGCATCAGAGATGTGTGAGTAGTCCCTAGAACCATTCTTCTCTGGTTGTGATGTGCCTTCCTTGTAGATGTGTCTCTCCATCGCTGTGATCAAACTCTTGCATTTTGGATGTATCATAATGCCCCTTTCTCCCGTACCTGAACAAAACTTACTATTTACAGCATTGATCCTGTCCCTTACAGGAATGTGTCTTGATGGTGCCTTGACGACAAAACCCGCATTGGAGAGTATGTGGAAATCTGTTTTTGGTGAGTTGGTCTTCCTTGCCCTACCTGATGGATCAGGGTATGCTATTATCTTGGTGCCTGGGAACCTGTTGTGTATCTCGTTGGCTAGTTCTTCCGTGTTTGAACCATACATCTCTATCTCGTCGATCACGTACATCTTGTTGTCTTTGATCACGAAACAGATCGCTGTAAGGGGGTGGACATTGAAATCGATCCCTATGTGTATGATGTTTTGTCTCTGTTCAAAACTGAAATCATCAACGTTGTGTTGTCTCTCGAATCCGTAGTAGATACGGCCCTCGTAATTCTCGAACGTGCCCTCGTATTCTTGTTTGAAAACTTTTTGATCTAATTCTTGTTTGGCCTGTTGTATCTCTCCTTCGGGAACGAAACCACCCTGTATGGTGGTGAATTGGTATGAACTCCAATTTTCTTCTGTGGGATCTTGTCCTTGTTGGTAGATGTCATACAGCCAGTTTGAAATGCCCTTGGGTGTGCCCGCGAACATGGCCCTACCACCTGTGTCAGACAGTGTTGGCCTTAAAACTTCAGTGTAGGCTTGCTTGTCTATGTTGGCCACTTCATCAAGGAATATGTAATTCAACTTGGCACCCCTCAGTGCGTCCCTGTTGTCAGCACCTTTCAGTGAAATCTTGCTACCATTCTTTAGGATGATTGAAAGATCTGCTTCGTTGATCTTTTTGGCCCAATTCAATTCTATTGCTTTGTGTTTGACTGCGTCCCACCAAACGTTACGAGCCTGTCTGTAACTTGGAAGGACCGCCCATACGTTCTGGTCTGGCATCCTTGCGTTGTAGAACAGTTGTCTTATGCCCAGTGTGGTCTTTCCAAACCTCCTGCCCGTACATAATACGACAAATCTCGCTGGATCATTGGCTACCGTCTTCTGTGGTGTTGACAACTTCACTGTTATTCATCCTCCTGCCACGGTAGTGGTTGTGAGTGATCTGTTGAGTTAGGGTCATCCTTCTGCTCAAGATAATTTCGGCCAAGCCATATCTGCATCCTGACATCTCCGGCCAAGGCACGTTCCATCTGTGCCCTTCGCAGTGATTTCTTGCCTTCAGCCCTGCCTTCATCAACTAATTTCTTGTATCTCTTCTTTACACCTTCCGCTGTGATGCCAATTATCTGACCTATCTCCTCATAGGTACACATTATACGAGCCAGGTCTTTTATGAGATCCTTGTCGTGCTTCCTGTATTTCTTTCCTGTGTTGTCAGGTGTCATTATTGTAATCCTTTATCTTTGACCACGATCCTGAAATGTCTTGAATCAGTGTCGCCATTGCTTGTTACTATTTTGACCTCAATGGGATATATGTTGCCTGTGGTGCCTGCGTTGACCCTGAAGATTGCCTTGGTGCCTGATATGTTCACGTCCGTGCCCGCCCCCGTTGGGAATGCCAATGGTGCTGAATCGCCTGTGATCGTGCCTATGGTCACCGTCACCGATGACAGTGAGTCACCCGTGTTGAGGTAGTCAACGAAATCCAATGCGTATTCTATGTTTGCGTCTGGATCCTTGTTGATGAATATGCCTGTGTTGTCTCTTTGAAATCCTGTAAGTGCTAAATTTGCCATCTAACTGTTTCTCCTTGTTCCAGAACCAGCAAACACTGGTCTCTTGATCTTGTATGCCCTGGTCTCCTGTGGTATGACCAAGGTCCTCGTTTCTCGTGTGATAGTATTTACACGTGTCTCCTCGAGAACTCTGTATGTATTGAATGGATCCACGTCTATGTCTGTTCCAACCAGCACTGCGCCGCTCGTAATCGTCAGTGTGGCTGAACCAAATTTGGCCACCGTGACATCTGCTGACACCTGTGATGTTATCGCGGCAGTCGTGGTGCTGACCGCGGTCTTGACTGGTGTGGCAGTGATGGTGGCCGATACTGACAGTGATGAAGCGGATGATACCGATTTGATAGCAGTCGCAGTCACCGTGCCTGATATGGCTAGGTCTGCACCTGACACCGCGGTCTTGACTGCCGCGGCTGTGACAGTACCTGATGCTATCAACAATGAAGCACCGAAGTCCAGGTCCGTTCCCGCCACAGTGATGGCACTGCTGATGGATGCGTTCACCACGCCCACCGCTGTCTTGACGGCCGAGACCGACATGGTCACACTGCTGGACAGTGTGCTGGCGGCTTGATCGAATTCAAACGCAGTGGCTGATATGGTGGCCGTTATCGGTAGCGTACTGCTGGATACGGCTGTGATGGTTGCTGATGCTGATATGGTGGCTGACGTGATAACCACGACCGCACCGAAGTCTAGATCAACCGCGGGTGTCCCTTGGTTGATGTAGTCAAGTACGACGTAGTCATCGAACACATAGTTGATACCTATGTCCGATCTGATATCTAGTATGGATGCGCCGGTTACGAGTGCCAATGTCAGTCCTCCCTGTGGTTAGACTGGATTAGTCTATCGTGATAGTGAGTGATCCTGAATTGATCTGCATCGTGTCACCGTCGGAAATAATTTTTGATGCAGTCAAGGCGCCGTGTGCTAACAGGTTGCCTGATGTTGATGCGTCAAATATACCGATGTGTGTGATGGTTCCAAAGTCTCCGCCCGAAGCCGCTGGGAAAGTGATGTTGGCGTTGCTTGAGATCGCTCCAGAGGCCGCAGAGGCCATCTTGTCGTCGATCTGTACCCTTGCGTAGCCGTTGCCTGATACTTCAGTTCCACCGCCCGTGTCGTTGGGTGCTGACGTGAACAGTCCCAGGTATGCGTTGGGTGCCGTGAATGCAGTGTTCTTGAACAATAGGTCAAGCACTTTCAATTCAGCGTAGTCTGATAATGCTGTCATTTTAATTTCTCCTAATTAGGTTTGTTTCGTTATAACAAGATTATTTACACAAATCCCCGCGGGATAATGTACAATTATTCTGACTCTATGAACGTTTCGCCTGTTATCTCTTCCAGTTTACGGATCATTCGCTCCATGTTGACCCGCACCTTCTTGCCGGTCTTGATGTTTTCTGACCAATACTGCCACTCACCCTGTTCGTTGTGCGGTGATATCTGTGTGACGTTGCCGGCCTCGTCCCTGACGAACACCTCTGAACTTGATGCCACGTCCTTGGCATAGATGTGTGCGGAATCCGTAACACCCGATGGGTCCGATGCCTGGTTGGCCAAGATGACCGCACCCAGTCTCGATAGGCAAGCACCTGCATCATAGAAAGCGTAGTTGTTGGTGGCACCCGTGCCTTCGGTATAGAAACCATATGAATTTGTTATTTGTGCTGTTCCACCAGAAGTATTTGACGTGTAACACTGATAATATGTCCCATAAGCATCGGTGATGGTTGAAGTGTTTGCACTACCATTGCTCTCGATCGCGACCAGAGAATATTGGCCTATTGCGTTATCGACAGTGATGTCCTGTGTGGGACTGTTGTAGTCGGCTATGGCCGCTGAAATGGAATTGCCCCGCAAGTAGGCCAGTGTGCTGGCTGTTGATCCAGATGAGTTCTTGGCAGTGGCCGATGACGCAAACCCCACTGGGCCTTTGGTTATCGACGCTACAGTGTAATCATACCCGGCCATGTCAACGCTACTGTTGGCTATAAAGGTCCTAGGTCTGAAGTTGCTGTTTGAACTTGATCCACCAGTCAGTGTTGTCTTTATATCAAATGCTGAATTGTAGGTCAGGCCTGTGGTGTCGGCATCCACGGATTGTTGTCTCGCGACTGTTAAATCCTTGACATTTGTGTCTGAAAACCACCAGTCGCTAAAGGTTTCGCTGTTGGCCAGGTCGTCTCCTATCTCTACACGACCAGTGCCTGCTGTTTGTAAAAGCAGGTCATCATTGGACCTGTTGCTAGTGATCACGTTGTCCGTTATGCTGACGCCCTGTGTCTGTATGTCTCCGAACACTGATAATGAATTGGTGGCATCATAGAATGCGTATTCGTTTGATATTGTCAAACCACCTCCTGCATTGCCCTTGTAGTAGAATCCATATTGGTTGGTTATGGTTCCGTTGCCGTCCAACCACGACATATACGAGTAGTTGTTGGTGATGGTGTGCGGAGTGTATACTTCTGCAAATGTATTGTTTCCATACGCATTGGTTATGGTTAGAGTGCCTGAACCATCCGCAGTGACTCCGGCCTGTATGCCCGAAGCGTCAGCGATGGTTGGAGTGCCTGTGCTGTTGTTGACATTACACCACGCGCTTTGGCCCATTGGACCTGAACCATAAGAACTGGTTCCTGACAGTGAAAAACCGGCCGGATCTAACTCCAACCTCATATTCCTGCCCCTGTATCTGGCGTCGCTGTCGGTGCCCGATCCCGTCAATGTGACCTTGATCGCGTCTGTGTTGTATTCACGTCTGTCCTGGCTGGCTGTCTGTGTTGAAGCATCTATGCTTTCCGCAAGAGCGGAACCAATACCGTGATCGTGTCTAATGTTGCCGGAGAGGGTGCTGGGCTTGTCAAAGAAATACACTCTACCAGTGCCCGCAGTATCAATGAATAGGTCATCGTTGGACTTGTTGGTCGTTATTAAATTATCTGTTATTGAGACCCCTTGTGTCTGTATGTCACCGAACACACTCAGTGAGTTGGTGGCATCATAGAATGCGTATTTGTTGGTCGCAGTGGAAGGCCCAAAGTAATAACCATACAGATTTGTTATGGATGCCGTGCCTGATCCTTGCTCATCAGTATATGACTCCGCGTAGAAAGTGTATGCGTTGGTTATGGTCTTGTCGCTGGTTCCGTTGCCTTCAATAAAGACCTGAGCGTGATTGCCAAATGCGTTGTTTATGGTCATGTCCTGTGTGGGACTATTGAAATCTGCGATACCCGCATTGCTGTTGACTGCCCGCATATTTTCCAAAGTGGACGCTGTAGAGCCGTTTGAGTTCAACCCTATCACGGCAAACTGAGCACCCATTGGACCACGGCTCATACCTGTCCGCGTGTAATCGTTTCCGTCCATATCAACCGTTCCACTGGATACCATTGCCCTTGGCCTCCAGTTGCTGTTTGAACTTGATCCGTTGGTCAACTTGTTCGCAAGGTTGAAAGCGTGTCCATACTCACGACCCACCGTGTCAGCATCTACCGAAAGGTCTTCAATGCTGGCCGCGAATCCTTTGATCCTGGTGTGTGTCCCATTATACGCACTCCATAATGTGGAGTCGGCCAAACTTTCAATGGCCTCTACCCTGCCCGTGCCGTTGGCCGTGAGCAGTAGGTTGTCATTGGACCTGTTGGTGGTTATGTGGTTGTCCGTTATTGACACTGCCTGTGTCTGTATGTCACCAAACACACTCAGTGAATTGGTTGCGTCATAGAATGCGTATTGGTTGGTGATGGTGCCGGCACCTGTGGGTGTGTCATGGTAGAAACCATACTGGTTGGTCATGGTGTCACCACTTCCAACGTATGTCCTGGTCCGGTAGTTGTAGCCATTGGTGAAAGTGAATGAGCCCGCACCGGTGCCACCCGAAGAAATTTCTATAAAGCCCTGGTTGGCCACAGCATTCGTGAGGGTTAGGTCTCCATCACTGTAATCGTTCTCATCGTATGCGGCTACGGTGCTCTGTGAACCCAAGGCCGAGTAGAGTGTGCTGGCCGTGGTATCTGAATTAACCACGTTGGTGGTCAGTGTGGCGGCCCATGGACCCTTGCTGTCGCTTGCCTGCGTGTAACTGTAGCCGGCCATGTCCAGGCTGTTGGCCATGTTCAGGGTCCTGAATATGAAGTTTCCGTTTGATGTGCTGGATCCCGACAGAGTGGTGTTCTGTGCGAAACCCACAAGGTTCTGCTTTGTGGTTGTGTTGGCATCCACCGTCTGTGTCTTATTCACACCCACGGTCCTGATGCTGTCGGGTGAGCCGAAGTAGGTGCTGTAGAGTGCGTTGGTGCCCCAGAAGTAGCTGTCATCCGAGCTGATGTTGATCCTGCCGGTGCCGTTGGTGCCTATCAATAGGTCATCATTGCTCCTGTTGGTTGTGATCAGGTTGTCTTGGAACGATATGGCTGGCATAACAACATCACCTGTGCCTCCTGGCTCCAGCGTGATGTCTGCGTTGGACGGTGATTGTATCGTGCTACCCGTGAACGTGATGTCTCCGGTTGAAGCACCACCTCCTCCAACTGAATCAGCGTATGCTTTCACAGCCGCTGATGTTGGTATTGTGGTGTCGTTGTCGTTTGATCCTATGCCTTCCGCGGCGGTGACCAATGTGCCAGCGGCTATGTCCGCTGTCTCTATGTTTGAAATGCTATTTCCTGTGCCATTGGCGTCAAAAGTCTTGTTGGTGAATGTTGTGGTTGAACTGCCTGTGGCATAACTTGACAGATCTGGTCCAGTGACTGTTAATGTGTCTCCTGACACTGCCGTGGTCACGTTCTGTGTGCCCGCCACCTTGAATGTTTCATTCTGTGATACCAGTGTACCGGTAGAGTCATCACCAACGAACGTTATGCCCGCCGTGTCACCGTCTGATGCGTACGCCAACGACGTCCATGCCGTGCTTCCGTCACCTATCTTGAATTTGTTGGTGTCCGACTCCCAGCCGAACTCTCCCGCGGCTAATGTGGGGTTGTTACTTGTCCAGTCCGCCGCCGTGTCTCTTCTTAGTTGTATCTTTGTAGCCATTACGCTGTTCCTCCGTCAATTGTTGGTACTGATGTGTATACTGAATCAGCAACTCCGCCGTCGATATTTATAGCGGTGGGATCTCTGAAACTTAAAACACCGGATCCGTTAGTGCCCAGTATCTGGTCGGCGGTGCCGTCAGCGTTTGGAAATGTCAATCCGTCCAGTATGATGTTGCCAGTGGTGTCTGGCGTGATTGCGATGTTGCCACCTGACGCGGAAACTATCGAGTTACCGTTGACGTCAAGGTCGCCACCCAGTTCAGGTGTGGTGTCTTCCACTACGTTGTTGATCGAATATGATTCCACCTGGGTCTGTAGACTGGTCGTGGTTGCTTGGTTGGAAGCATTACCTATGAATATGTTCCCATCATCCAGTGCCGGTGTGGCGTTTGATCTGCCAGCACCACCCACCTTGATGGTTATGTTGGTTGTTGGTGAGTGCCTCTCGATCTTGCCTATGTTCTGTATGAAGTTTGATTCACCCGTGGGTGCCACGTTTGTGAGTTTGCCCGCTTCGGCACTTGATATGTACACCGTGTCTCCCAGTGCGAATGTTATAGACGTCTCTCCGAAGTCCGCCGCATCCAGTCCAGTCAGAGATCCGAATGTTGTTATCTTGCCCGTGGCGTTGAGTGCTATGTCAGCCGCGGCCATACCGAACGCTGGCATTGTGCCCGCGGCGTTGGCCCTTGCCAGTGCCACCGTTGGTGTGTTGCCGTCGATGCCGGCTATGTACACCGCCTCACCTTTGGTGATGGCCTCCGTGGCCTTGGCGTCAAATTCTATGGTACCTGTCAGGTCTGATGTGATCTCCGTTGCAGTCAGTGTGCCATCAACCACTATCGATCCAGTTCCCGCAACCGTCAGTGTCAGGTCAGCGTTTGAAGGTGCTGTTATCGTAGATCCATTGATTGTTAGGTCGCCCGTGTCTCCGGATGCCAATACCTGTGCGTCAACGTACGCCTTGGTTGCGGCGTCCTGTGCTGAAGCAGGATCTGTGACGTTTATGATCTTGTTTGAATTCATGTTCAGTTGTGCCAGACTTGAAACATTACCTGTTCCGTTGGCGTCAAACTCCAGGTCCTCATTGGAAGCATCTGTTGACATCCTGTTGCCTGAAACAACAATGGTGTTGTTACCTATCTGTACCGTGTTGGCCGCAAGTTCAATCCTCTGACTGCCTGACTGTAGGATAAGGTTACCGGTGTTGGTCTTGATCTTGGCACCTTGTCCTGTGTTTGTTGATGCGTGATTGAATGTGATGTTTGGATCACCATTCGAATCAAGGTTTATTGACACGTCCTGTGACGTTGATCCATCTGAACTGAATGGTATATTAACTGCCGTGAAATTACTCTTGTTATTAAGATGTGGATCTATTTCAGTATCGCCTAAAAATATCTTTCCTGTGCCTGTTGTGTCTAATTCTAATGGTGCATTTGATTGTGTTGTAGTAAGTTTATTTCCTGACCATGAAAGTTGGTCTAAAGTGATTGAATTGTTTGAATATGTTGCTGTGCCTATCTTCAAATCACCTGTTGTGATATCAACCGCACCGCCTGATGCCGGTGTTAATTCTATGTCTCCCGTTTCACCAGTTCCATTACCTGGTCCAGGCATCACCCTGACTGTACCACCAGTGCTACCACCCGTCAAAGCAACGGATTGGTTGTCACCACCTGTTATGGTTGTATGGTTCAAACCAGATGCGGCGTTGTCTCCAGCCTGTATGTTACCACGTAGTATGATCGAACCGGTGTTGTTGGTCTCTAAAACAAGGTCATCGTTGGTCCTGGTGGCCTTGATGTTGTTGTCGTGTATCTCAATGGCCGGCATTGACAGGTCTGCGTTGATGCTGACCGAACCCGTGCCTGCTGGGTCCAACGTGATGTCCGCGTTGCTTGGTGAAATAAGTGTTGACCCAACCGCTGTCAGGTCTCCCAGTGAAGTTGTCACTATGCTTGACGCATCAACCGTGAGCGTGTCTCCCGACACTGAAGTGGCTATGCCACCCGTGCCCGCGACTTTTAGTGTTGAACCGTGTGCTACGTCTATGCCCGTTGAATCATCACCAACTATGCCTATTGAACCATTCCGCAACTCGATGAAGTTTGAGTCCATCTCCGCGAAGGTTAGTTTTGATCCCTTGTTTAAATTC